GCGCGGCGTTCGCATCCGGGGCGACGCCGATGCCGACCTTGCCGAACTGATCCACGGCGAAGCGGGTCGAGTCAGGGGTCGTGCTGTCCTCGACTTCGATGGCGTTTGCGGTTCCGAGCTGAGTGACACGCAGGGCGGCGGTCGATGAAGAGGTCGTGTTGATGACCATCTGGCCCGTGAACGTGTTGAACTGGTTCAGGACGGCTAAGTTGTAATTAATCCCGCCAATCCGATAGGTGATTTTAGGGGAGGCAGCGTTTGAAATCCAGAGATCGCCGTTGGCCGCGCTGGCGGGAGCCGAGTCGCATTGTCCGCCGAGGTTGATGCTCGGAGTCGAGGCAGCAATCGTGGCCATATTGACCTTGCCCGTGAACGTGGCCCCGGAGAGGTTCGCCTTGGCGTTGAGGGCGGACTGAAGGTCGGTCTGCGAGCTGAGCGTGCCGGTGATGGCTCCCCAGGCTACGGAGGTCGCAGGAGTGACGCCGCCGACGTTGATAACCCACGCCGAGTACGTTCCCGACCCCGTGTGATGGTTCACGTCCACCGTCATCGCGCCCGTGCCGGAGTTGTAAGTCAGCACCTCGCCGTGCATATGGTTCGAGGAGTCGAAGGAAATGGTGACGTTCTGCGTCGGCGTGTACGACAAGCCCGTGCCGACGGTCAGGGACTTCGTGCCGTTGCCAATAGTGAGGCTCGTCGTCGAGGTCGTCAGATAGCGGTCGCCTGGTACGAAAGTCTGCCAGTTGGCGGCGTAGTTAGCCGAGCTGGTCTTCGTCAGAACCTGACCAACAGTTCCAGAGACGGGAAGGCCATTGGTGGCCGTTCCAGTAAACGCCGTCGTCTGAGACGTGGAGTCGGGGAACGTGATGCCGCCACCAGCCTGCATGACAAGGCCGGCGGTCATGTCGAGGTAGTTCGTCAGGATGCCGTCGCCGATGAAGACTTGATTCTGGCCTAAACCTGCGTAGCCCCCAGCAGCGATGGAGATAGATTCGAAGTTCGGATTCGGGCTGATGCTGACGGTCTGGGTGCCGGAGTCATAGGCCAGCGGCGCGGTGGCGGCGGCAACGCCTGGGACGCCCTGCGGTCCTTGGGGGCCGGTGTCACCCGTATCGCCCTTGTCGCCCTTGACGCCTTGGTCACCCTGATCGCCCTTGTCGCCTTTCGGGCCTTGGTCGCCTTGGATACCCTGAATGCCTTGAATACCTTGGATGCCTTGGTCACCTTGGTCACCCTTGTCACCTTTATCACCCTTTTCGCCTTGGATACCTTGGATGCCCTGAATGCCTTGGATGCCCTGAATACCCTGATCGCCTTGGTCACCCTTGTCCCCCTTCACGCCTTGGATACCCTGAATCCCCTGCGGGCCTTGAGGGCCGGTCGGGCCGGCGGGGCCAGCGAACTGGACTTCAAAGGCGGCTTGGTCGTTGATGCTGATCGTGAAGGACATCAGTTAGAAACTTTGTTAGGGGTGACGTTGGGCAGAATCTCCAGGCGGACGGTGGCCGAGTAGAAGACGTCCGTGGTATTCTCGTAGAACTTGATATCCCAGTAGGCCGTGCCGGGGTGCCATTCCTGCGTCTGGTTGTAATAGACGGTGAAGGTCGTGGGGCTGGTAATGGCCACGTCGAGGTAGAAGAGCTTGTTCCGGGCGTCGCGCAGCGCGGTGACGATGGTCACGCCAGTCAGGTCAGCAGGCCAGCCCGGTTCGGTCGTATAGGTTCCGGCACCGTTGAAGGTTACCCCCTGCTTGAACTGATGTTGGGTGCAAGACATGGTTTGCCGTTTGGGTTTAGCCGTATGTCAATACCCCTTAAAAGGGTCAGAACCCCGTCAATTTACCGATATCGTAAATCTCAGTCCCGCCTGGGGGCTGATCGGAAAGGGTCTGTCCGCCTTGGTTGGGGTCGTGAGCGTCTGCCGTAATAATGAACGTCCCGATGTCCGTATCCAATGCCTCCCCTACGAGCTGAAGGAAGTCATGGTTGTCGACTGTCTTGTTTGGGTATTGAATGCCAATGCTCCACCCGGTGTAAATGATAGGGGGTTCTGGGACTTCCTGACTGTTATTGGAAATGGTATAGTATGGCGGAGGCCCAAATGTGTCTATGCGAAATAAAGAACCGCTATCCCATTTGAAGAACTTAGGAGGACTTGCTACGCTCAAAGGCCATTGCCGTGAAAACTCTGTGTACGAAGCGTTCCAAGTGAATGCGTTAAGCACAAGCGGCGAACGCATCGAACCCCAAGTCGGCCCTGATGGGTTGAACCCACCTACCTTCGGCCCGCCGATGCGGGTAGCCATCAGACTCCCGCCCAGTAATAACGGGCGGTGTCAGTTCCGACCTTCAGACGCTCGGCCCAGACAGAGCCGGAGATGGTCTGGTCGATGGTGAAGTTCTCGGGGTCGCCGATGTTCCGCGCCACGCCCATGAGGATGTAGCAGTACTCGTCCGTGTCCGTGAGTTGAGTCTGAGACTGAACCATCGTCGGGTAATACGGGTCGGTCTGATCCGTGACCGGGAAGATGGGGTTATTTGAGGCGTAGGCTTCCGTACCCAGGCGGAGGTAAATGTAAGTGTCCTGATTGATAAGGAAGTCGATGGTCGCCGGAAGGAGCGTACCAGAGGCAGGTTCGTCGAACGGTACGAGGTTGTTGACCATGCCCGCGCAGACGTCGGCACGGTAGAGGTCGCCGGCCTCGCTTGGTACGACGAACGGGTGGAACTGGAAAGGATGCTCGCAAGCGTTGTCGTCCTGATTCGCGCAGCTCGCCGGGATGAGGTAGGAGTAGTTCAAGGAAGTCCAGTCAGCGGGGCCGATGAATTCTTGGAACCATTCGTCCGTAACTGGCGTAATCTCCTCGAAAGCGTTAAGGTCATTGGAATTGACGATATCAGCCCATGCCTTAGGCGTCGTATTCTTGTTCAGGTTGTACGGGTCGTTCGACTCGTTCAGATCGTCCTGATTGCAAAGGGTAGTTCCGTTGAACAAGCAAGGAATCTGAAGGTCGATAGGGCCGACGATGTGCTGGTCAATCGTGAGAACCAGAGAATCGCTTCCGACCTGAGTGGCCGCAGTCACGATGCCGATGAGTTTGACCGAGTAGCCCCACTTGACCGGGTTGAACCAAGTCGTGTGGCAGTTTCCCCAGTCGCCAGACAAGCCGGTGGACATGGCGTCATAGCCGACCATCTTCTGCACGTTCATCTTGTTGACATACTCCGAAGGGCCGGTCTCAGAGAAGATGGTATTCTCGATGGAGTCTCCAGACTTGAAGATGGACACGAAAGGAACCTCGGCATTCAACAGCGCGGAGTCGGTGTCGTCGTTCGACTGATTGATGTCGAACTTGCTGATCGTGACGTAGTAGGTGCCTGGGGAGGTGATATTGTAGTATCCATTGGCCTCCATCCAAATGGTCGAAGTGTCCGTTCCTTGGGTGACGGAGATTCCGCTGCCAAGGACGGCGGTCTTGAAAATCCATGCTTGGCGTTGGTCGGAATGGCCACCGAGCCTGACCCGTGGCATATTGCTCTGGGTGAAGTTGGTCGTCCCCTTGGCGAGCTTGAGTTTGTTTACGAACACGCCAGGCGTGACCTCGATGCTGGCGACCTCCAACTGAAACTGCTGGTAGAACGTAGCCGCCGCGCCGCTGCCTTCCTGCTGGTAGACTTGTTGGGGTATTCCCATCGCCGTACCGCCAGTACCTGAAAGGAACTGGATATCGTTGGACATCATCGGTCGGGACTTGTCCACCGAGCCGGCGAGCTTGTTCAGCGCGGAGGCGGAGATGGGCTGTCCTGCGGCGAAAGAGCCGTCAAGCGAACCGCTGTTGAATCCAGAGATGGAACGCATCAGAAGCCGGTGATCTGCGGGTAGATGTCAGGGTCCCAGCCGGAGATGCCGGAAAGCATAAGGTCAGCCGTTACCTTCCAGATGCCGCCGAACTGTTCGACTGAGCAGGAGGTGATAAGGAATCCTCGGTTAATCTTGGAAAGATAAAGTGCCGTGTAGATGAAAGCACCGCCATACTGACCCGTGGCAAGTCCCTTGTAGGAATCTGGCAACTGATAAAGGTTACCGTTGGTATTCCATCCGACGTAGGAAGCAAAACCTACGGCGGTCTGCTCGTTGTTCACATAGAACAGGCAGCGCAGGGTGTTGGACGGCTTGTAGTAGTTCTTGATGCCGGCCTTGATATTAATGTTGCCGGCGTTGTATTCCTCAATGCTCTGATTGGGCAGGAAGCCGACGAACTGCTGGCCTTGGGTAGCACCTCCGCTGGCCACCTTGGGCGTCCAAAGGGCGCGGTTCGGGTTTGTGGCTACGTTTGCATCCCATCCAGATGCTGGCGGGAATCCAGCAAGGACGTTGCTCATCGGAGGCAGGCCGGTGGGGCTGTTTACGACGAGGAAGTTAGGGTGATGCTCGATAGGCTCGGAAGCCGTAGAGCCTGACATGACGACTTGAGTGATCGTCTTCGTGCCGCTGTTTACGTTGGGGTCGATGCCGCAGAAGTCGGCGGTGACGGTCAGGACGTTGGCCTTCTCATAGACCATGTTTGCCTTCCAGATTTTCATCTGCTGAAGGTTTGCCGGAGCGGTAGAAACCAGGCTTCCGAGAGTGGTGCCTTTGGCGAACTTCGTAGTGAAGTTGCCCATTTGAGAGACGTCCCACTTGAACTTGATTTGTGCTTGAAGTAGGCCGAATCCGTCCGCCTCAATCTGCCACCCGGGCTGCGGTTTCGGGTCGAGAAGGTTGTTACCGTAAGGAATGACAGTAGTGGAAGACATTATCGTGAAAGTTCGTCAGGGGTGCGGGGGGGTGGATTGGCTCCAGGCGTAGTATTTCGAGCGGTCTCTTCGGTCGCCGTGGCGATCCGTTCAAGGGGTGTGAAGGCCACGGCTCCGAAGATGTCGCCGCCGCCCATCTGCTGCATCTGGGATGCCGCGCCGGCTTCGGACATACCGAAGGGGGTCAGGACTTTGCCGTTACCCTTGAGCTGCTTTTCCAGTTCCTTCTTTGCCTCTTCCTTCTTGTCGTCGTCGACTTCATCAAGGACGAATTTCTTGATTTCTTCGTCTGTCATGTATTTGGGAGCGTTATCAATCTTGCGTTTGATTTCGTCTTCCAAAGACTCAAAAGGATTCCATGCACCCGGACTGAAGAAGTTGGCTACAGAAAATTGCAGTTCTTCAATCATTTCAAATACAGAACCGATAAGGTTGATCCAGAAATTGTCCCAAGCCTGGCCCCACTTTTCCATGTCCTGCTTGCCACGACCAAGCGCACCGACCGCACCTTCGTTGGCGGTGTGGTAACTGTCTGCGGCATCTTCAATCGCCCTAGAGCCTGCCTTGATGACCGGGAGAAGTTCCTTGAACGAGTCGCCGAACATCTTCGTACCGTAGTGAAGCAGCGTGGCTTCGTCCGTGCCGGCGGCGTAGGAATCGGCCAACATCTGCATGGCTCGCTGATGGTCAAAAGTGCCATTAGCAACTTCGTCCATGCCGACGCCCATCTTGGCTAGGATGTTAGTAACCTCTCCGCCCTTGATGCGAGCCTCGCCCATGCGGCGCGTAAACTCGACGACAGACCGGGACATGGATTCTAGGCTGACTCCGAAGGCCATGCCGATGGACTCAAGTTGTCTAACTTGTCCGACATCTAATCCAGTAGTAATGGAGATGCGTCGGAGTTTCTGTGCATATTCTGCGACCTCTTTGATTTTCGACAACACCGAACCAATCATTCCACCAAAGGCATCGGTAAATGCACCAATCATTCCTCCGATAGGTCCGGCAAGCAGGGTTCCGATTCCTTGACCCGTACTAAGTTGATCTGCGGCACCTTGGAATGGGTTCTGCGTACCTCCGCCTTTCCCCATGTTGCCAATGGACTTGCCCGCGCCAGCAAGACCTTTCTCCAGCTCGCTCTGGTCTAGTCCAATTGTTACTGATAGGTCGGCCATCGGTGTCAGGGTAGGTTGTTCGCCTTTTTGTAGGCTTCAATACGGGCGTCGAAATTCTCTAAATCTTTTTCTTCCTCGGTGGATAGGATTTCCAACTTGGCCCCGTTGTAAATCGCGCTGGCTACGGACATCCAGACGGCCTCGCCTTCCGGCATCGTCCATGCTTCCTCCAGGCTGACTCCATTACGGCAAAGGTTAGAAACGCAGGACAGGGGGAACGGGATGTCGTCGTACTTCTTATTCTCCTTTTTCTCGTCCTTCTTCCAGAACTTGGGGTAGGAAAGGGAGACCTTGATGCAGCCAATGATCATGCCCACGCAGCGCGAGTAGTACTTCTTGCTCATCGCCATCCGAGCGATGTATAGTTTTTCGATAAAGGACAAAGGACGGGCCATCTCCTCCTTGTCGTAGGTAGACAGAATCCGCGCCGCCATGACGACGTGGAAAGGGTCGAACTTGTACTTTTCCGGGTCAAGGAACGGAGACTCGATGGCCTCAAGGGCGACTCGGTGACGTAGACAGAAAGGACGAATCGTCCTGCCGCACACCTTGTTCTGGCGGGGCAGGACGGTCGTAGCCTGTAGGTAGCGAGCATCCATCGTGGATGCCGCCCTATTAGGCGATTTCCTGATACTTGACTGCCTTTACAGAAACCTTGCGGAAGTCCTTATTAGTACCTTTATCTTCAATGTTCTTGGTGATAAAAGTAATACCTCCGTAGGTGAATTGATCACCATTAGCCGGCAAAGCATCAGATGCTTTAAGAACACCCTCGAAACTAAACTCGATGAAGAGATCGTCCAGGCGGTCGGTGATGACACGGCCTTCTTCGTCTGAAACTTCGACGTCGAGCTTGAAACTCTGGCTGACGGAGTCAGACTGGAGCGTCATAAAAGTAGAAGTTCCTCGGAGACCGTAAAAATGTCCTACGCCGTAATCAATAGCCATAGTCGTATGGGTTTAGCCAAGTGTCAAGGGGACGGGGGCATGACGCCCCAGACGGTGTATTCCAGCACGTTGCCGTAGCGTCGCTGGCTCATGCCTTCCTCGTCGTTCTCAATCCACAGGTCGTACAACTGGCCGTCCGTGGAGGGGTTCCAGAGGGCTTGCAAGGCCGACACGTCGCGCATGGCTCCGATGACCTCCACGACCCTAGCGCGGTGGGCTTCCAGCGTCTCGTCGTCGGCGGACGAGTAGATGTAGAGTTTCAGGGTCGCCTTGTAGTTGCCGAGGGTCTGGGAGCCGAGGTCTTCGATGTTGCTGCTGGACTCGGCGTGGGCGATGATGATCGGGATGACCCGGATTTCGTCGGTCACGCCCTTGTGGACGGCGACGCCTGGGAAGAGCGGCTCAAGGTAGCCGGCCACCCTGTTCTCAAGGACGGTGCGGAAGCTGAAGAAGGGAGGGTTGGACATCAGGGTGTGTTGGTAAGGGTGAAGCCGCCTTGCAGACGGTTGATGACATCGATGAGTTTACCGTGGTTGCGCGGGGCTTGCAAATGCTTGAGCATAACGACACGCATGGCGAACGCACGGTGGTTCATGGCCATCCGCATGAAGTGGTAGCCTTGGCTGTAGTTACGGCCTACGGTGGAGCCGAGCTTGATCACGGGGTCGGCGACGCCGAGCCGTGCTTGGTAAATAGAAGTGGAAGCCCCCTGACGGCTAATCCAAGCCGACGTAGGCATCTTGCCTAGTTTAAGGCCAGCGTAGTACCAGCCGGACTTGAGCTTGCCGACGCGCTGCTG